ACTATCAACTGGTGATCAAAAACGAGTATCACAGCAAACGTTGTATCGATCATTAGGATTAGAGTATGATGAAGAGCGTCGCAAGATGAAGAAAGAGGATATCCAAGAAGCCGTGAGAAAGAAAGAACTTCTTTCCTTGGAATCAATGGCATTGAATGAATTGAGAGCCCTTGATGAGGAGTCTGATATACCAGAAGTTGCTCCAGCAGCGTTGCCTGGTCAATCTCCTTACGCGGATGCGGCTGGGCAACAACCAGGTGCAGAAGCAGGCGGATCATCATTGCCTCCACTTCCGGGTATGGGATCAGGTGGCGGTGGAGGAGGCGGAGCAATGCCACCTCCACCAACAGAAGGATTACCTCCACCTGCACCGTCTGGCGGAACTCCAGCACCGACTGGAGGCGGTGGAGGAACAACCTCACCACCGTCAACTCCGCCAAAATAATCGTAATTTTGCTAAACATGTTCTCGGGACATGCCATCACCAGCAGGCAAAATAGCTACATCCCCTAATAATCTCACATATTATTGAACTATATCTAGGAGATATAAATGGATAAGAATGCACAAGAACGTGGACTTTTAAATAAACTTCGTGAACATGCTAATATAACAAGCAAACTATTAGAAAGCATAAATCCCAAGTTTAAAAAAATGATGGATGATCTTCGAAAAACTGATGAGAAGATCCGTGGCTACTCCGAACAATCAAAAGATTTAATCAAATCAGCAAAATCATTAGTTAATCGCCGAGACTATCTTTCTGCTGCATCAACTATGTCTTCATTCCACGAGAAGTGTAGATATATTGCTGCCGAACTAGATAAGTTCATAAAAAATGTAGATATGGATAGTTTTTCCGTTCTACTAGATCAGTTTGATGATGAACAAAAAGAACGCATATTCGGTTATGATCCAAATAAAGAATTAAATTTAAATGAAGTATCATTCGTAAATGATATGGAAGTAATGGCTTCGTTGAAAAAACAAGCAGGTCTTTCTGATTGGTGGCACAATCTTACTAATGAACGTGCAACGGCTATGCGTCAATTAGAAAAACGATTTTCAATATCTTTCCTAAAAGACTTAAAAACTAACTCAATAAATATTTTCAACGATAGTCAAAGATTTTTACAATTTTTGTTAGCAACATTTAAAAAATTGGCAACTGCATTAGCAAGAGGCAAACCAAGTATATATATAAGTGTTGCAAAAAGTTTTATGTCTAAGTTTGATCAATACCATAAATCATTCGTTAAGTTTTATGAAAAAAATATAATTCCATTAAAACAACAACATGAAAAAATGGTTGCCGATAAAAAACAAGCAGAAGAACTAGATAGACAGAAATATAAAGATTTATTGAATCAGCCTGGTGCGATGAAACTTAATCCACAAACAACACAGGCTCCAATGCAACAAGGACCTTCTGCTCAAATGGGACCAGATCAGCCAATAAATCTCACCAATATTGCTCCATCAACCAAACAAAAATCATTAGATGTTCTTGATGAATTAAATAAACCAAAACCCGGCGAAGAGCCATACAATAATATTCAAGATAAAAATAAACAATTACCACAGATACTATCAAAACAGTTCATTACCAAAATAGAAAAAATAGCATCAGATAATCACCCAAGATCGTTAATGCTTGCTATTTTGAAATATTCTGCTGAGCTTGAAGATATAAATCCAGAAGCAAGTCTAAAACTACTTGCTATTGCAGAAGGAATTAAAGAAGATATAAACTTCAATATAGAATAATATGATATCATCATCTTTCTCCAATAAACTTAATGACATTAGCCAAGAGCTTGGAATGAATCCGAGAGATCTTTTATTAGTAATGTATCTTGAGTCTGGGGCAAATCCAGCCGCTAGAAATCCCAATGGTGGTGCAACCGGTCTAATTCAGTTTATGCCATCAACATTAAAAGGAATGGGGTTATCAAACCAGGAAATAAAAACATTCGGACAAAAAACAGCAGAAGACCAATTAGATTATGTTAAAAAATACGTTCAAGCTCATAAAGGATTGATTGGTGGAAAGTCGTTCACATCAGCAACCCAATATTATGTTGCTAATTTTTTTCCTATAGCATTAAAAAAATGGAATGGAGACAATCCAATTAAAAATGCTAATGTTGTAGTTGTAGATAGTAATTCACCAAATCAGGGTGAAAGAGCGGCGTATAAAGCTAATCCGTTATTAGATTATAATAAAGATGGTAAGATCACCGTTGGTGATCTAACTAATGTATTAATGAGTATGGAAAAATCTTCTGGGTTCCAAAAAATGCTTTCTCAATTTAATAGAGTTGCCGGTAATGGAGATGTATCTGAAAAATCAAAAGGCGTTCCACAACCACCAACACAAATGTTAGCAGAAAAAAATATACCATTGATGAATCAAATAAATAGTTTCTTAGATAGTTTTGCTGGAAAACAAGATTCAGATATAACTAAATATAGTTCATACCTAATATCAATTAGTTCAGATAATGATTTTACTTCTAAATTAGAATATGCAAGAATACTATCATCAGCATTAAAAGAAGAGTTAAATATAAAATCTAATATATTTACGAATGGTAAGGATGTTCAAATACAATGTAATTTAGATTTAGATAGTAAAAAAAGTGAATTAGTACTAAAAGAGTTGTGTTCAGCAATATCAGATGTGTTTTCATATGCAACTAAAAAAATAGGTAGTCTAAAAATAGATACAAAAATTATACAAAACGGCACTCCAACATATCAAGAATTAGATATAAAATTAGCGGAAATAAATTATAGGAAGTTTCATCTTAAATTCGCAATAGGGAAATAATGAGCGATACACAGCAAATCGAAAATCCATTCGAATCATATAATGTATTGAGTGGTGATTTAAGAAAGTTTTCCGATGAACTTCTTATTAAGTTTAAAGGAAAGGTATTAGAAATATATATTGGTGATCAAAGTGAGACAATAAATTATGATGATTATTCAGTTCCAAAAAATTGTAGTATATTCGGAAAATTAATTGATGTATTAGATCGGTTCGTTATTTTTGATTGTTATTATATTGATCCAAAAACAAAAACATTAAGATCAGAAAATTATGTATATATAAATCTTTTTCAAATTAGGGCAATGACAGAAGTAAATGGCAAAGGTTCGCTTGGAGATATCTTTTTGAGCGTTGATGACTCAAAGGCAATAAGAAAACTAATTTTAGCGAGCCAATAATGTCAATTACTAATGTATCCAAAATTGCTATATATGCACAAGAGTTTGAGGGCTTTTGTAATGATACATTAGTCAAAGTTGCTTACATTAAAAAAAGAGACGGTAAGTGGGTGATACTATCAGAAAAAGGTAAAGTATTGGGGACATATGATACAAAAGTAGAAGCCGTTGAGAGATTGCGTCAAATTGAGTATTTTAAGAACCATAAGAAAAAGAAAGCCTCAAAAGAAGACAGCTACTCAAGTATTATGAGAGATTTACGAAAATCTTCAGATGAAGATACAATAAAATGTTTTCAGGAGGAATTTAAGAAAGCGTTTGATCAAGCAGTCATAGATGGCGATGAAGAACCAGAAAAAATTGCATTAGAAAAAGCAAAAGAAAATATAAGAGATGAAAGTGAGTTGATGGAGAAAGCTGCGTCCGCAATTAACCTTGGTGATGCTGAAACTGCTGGAAAATATCTTGCTGATTTATTAAAGTTTGTTTTAAGGCGTATATCAGAAAACAAGCGACCGCGTGCTATTGAAGGGCTAAAAAGAAAAGTATATTATATAAATGAATATCAAATTGCGGGAAAAAAAGTCCCAGCATCATCAGCAATTGGTCAGAGCATATCATTATTAAAAAACATATTATTAGAACACGAACCCCAATATATTAGAGGTGTTTTAAATTCAATAGTAAAGAATCTATGATATCTAATTTTAGAAAAGTAGATACTAATTTATATGCCGGTGCCGCCCCGTCAATAAAAGATGTGGCATGGCTCAAACATAAATATGGAATAACTAAAATTGTTTCATTAGATGAAAATGCTGGGAAAAAAATTGATAGAGCAACCAAATTGCTTGGTATTAAGCATATTATGCTACCAATAGATATTGGTAAGAAATCATCATTAATGAGATTCTTACATCATAATATAATAAAACTATTAGATGGTGAAAAAACTTATATCCATTGTCAATGGGGGCGCGACAGAACAGGTCTTGCAATTGCTATGTATCGTTGTGAACATGACGGTTGGTCTTGTGGTAAAGCATTGAAAGAAGCGAAAAAATATGGGTTTGGCATTGGTGTTGATCCAAAAGTAGTTCATTTATATAAAAAATTAATAGCGCAGTCATGTGGGTGTAAAGATAAAGATATAAACTCGGCATATGATATTGTTAGTAATGAAAGAGAATATCCAACAAACTATAATGATTACTCATTAGATGTTTGGCAACAAGGTAGCTGGAGCCCATATGAAGATTACCGTGTTCGAGAGTTTCCTTATGCTGATACATATCCTGATGCTGGCACTCAATATCCATCACGAATAGATCGTGGATTAGATGATAGCGATGCATTAAATGTAGAAAATATTGATGTCCCCCAGGTTGGTCAGTTCGACCAGAATACGCAGGGTATATCAGGTGCCGGTCCAAGTATGATTGGATCTGGCACTATTATTTAGGTATAAAATTATGGTGAATAAGCGCAAAATATATGCAGTTGATCTAACTTATGAGGTACCAAATGCCGAAAAAGACAAGGCTACTAAAATAGTTATGCATTTAGATCATCTATTAAAAATGCTTAAAGCATGCGAAGAACATCTCAATTTAATATATACTCCATTTAAAGATAATCAAAGCATATCAACTGAACAAATATTTTCCGCAAGAGCCGCATTGAGACGATATAGAGATAAGGCTGTTAGTAATTTTAATGATTTTAAACGACAAGCATTTAAGTGTTTCGTTCTTATGCAGCCGTTTTCATTCGACTCTCAAATGGTAAAATTAAGTAAATCATTCGTTCTTGCAATATCAGATATAGAAAAACAAGTAAACAGGTTTGCCGATGTATTTTCTAATTTAGAATCCAAAGATTTTGGATCAACAATAGTAAAATCAATAGATAATATAAAAAAAGAATTAGCGCAAATAAATCAAATTATTGAAGATAGAATGAAAGATCATATACAAAATAATATATTGGCAAGAAGTTGGGTAGATACGGTTAGTGATGAATTACAGGAAAAAGTAGAAAAAAGAATACCGCTATCAGTTCAACTGGTAGAACAAAGAAATAAAGGTAAATAATAATGACAACTCATAATATGACCTCCATTATAAACTGTAATACTTGTGGTGGATATCAATCTGGTGCAATAAATATGAGTTGTACTGTGCCTATAAAATTATGTTCTTGTTCTAATTATTATTCTAATTGTAGACAGGGCTGGATATGTTCAAGGTGCAATAAGAGCCTATCTCCTGATACAAAAGAATGCGATTGCTCACAAGAGCAAGGGTGTTATCAGTTCATACCGTATGTTCCATGGTATCCGTATACGCCGGTAAATCCTTGGCAACCATTCACACCTATCAACCCATCATACCCGTTTATACCCGTTTACACCTATAATCCGTTGCAACACTGGGATATGACAATAACTTGTTCTACATATACCATAAATTCATAGGAATAATTTTACATAAATATGCGCATAATAAGTTATTTAATTTAGACATAGGAATAAAATGTTTATAAAAAACGGTGATCTACAGCCTATATCAATTGTTGAACCGTCAAAGATTGACGAGAAGAATGCTAAACAACAATTGAAAAAAGTATTAAGTGAAATAGAAAAAGAAGAATTGGAAAATAACTCAAAAGAAAGTAAAAAATAAATGTTTACTAAAATCGGAGAGTTGTCATCATTAGATGGTTCTAGCATTCAATCAGAAGAATCAGTGTTTGCAGATCCGTCAGTTGATGAAAGATTTAAAAAGTTTGCTACCGAGCTTCGAAGAGTTGCTCCGAAGGCAAATGATTTTCTTTATTTTTCAGCAGTTATGCTACATAGCGCTGAAGCTGCATTAGTCAACGCAGATGGAACAGCAAAACTTAATTCTCGTGGTGAACAAGTAAAAGCTCACTGGGAGAAAAAAGGTGATAGTTGGAAATGGGTATGTTCAGACGCGCACGTACGCCCACTGAAAAACTCGAATGGTGATATCTTTCCAGAAGAAGAATTGCTTAAAGCTTATAAATTATGGATTGGTAAACCACTATGTGTTGATCATAAATCAAGTCAAGTAGATGCAATTCGTGGAGTAATTTTAGATACATATTACGATCGTACATTTAAACGAGTGATCGGGTTATGTGCATTAGATAAAATATCATATCCTGAATTAGCTCGCGGCGTATCAACTGGATATAAAACAAGTGTATCAATGGGTACCGCAGTAGGTAAAGCTATATGTACTGATTGTGGAACCGTTGCTCGTACTGAACACGATTTTTGTTCACATATGCGCTCGAAGTCTTGTTATGGTGAAATTAACGTTGATTTACAACCGATTGAGCTTTCCATTGTAGTTAATGGAGCAGATCCGCAAGCAAAGATACGTACTATTCTTGCTCATGCACAAGAAATTAATAATGCTCTTGACGAAAGCGGAAAAAAAATAAATCAAATGATCAATGAAGAAATTGATCCTGCTAATAAAATTAATCAAATGATTGGTGAAGAAATTAGCAAACCAGCGTTAAAAGCAAAATTAGACAAACTTATGGCAGAACATCACAAATTAAAGTTAGAAATTGCCGAACTTGAGAAGATGTATGCTCAAGCGCCAGATACAAATACAGCAACAGATCATCAATCATGCGGAACGGAATCTAGCCCAAGCGATGAAACAAATCAAGAATCTTTTGGATTAAATTTACCAGAACGATTCGCATCTAATAATAATACATTATTAGATCAGGTAAAGAATTTAATGTCTTCGGTAGAAGGAAGACTTAACAATATGGAAACTGCACTACATACATTAACTAACAAAGAGGATACTATGTCAAAGGATGCAATGAATAAAAAAGAAGCTTATTACCAAGGTGCCGGTGGCGTTAACGAACCAACCCCAGGTCAAAAGAAATATCCTGTTGATCCAGCGAATGAGAAACTTCGTATGGAAGATAAGCATATGCAAGGCGAATCTCCATTCCCAGAAGTTGGCGCCATTGATGGACTTCATCCTTCCCCAGAGTCAGCTGATCAAAAAGATGAGCTCGAACGCAAAAAAATGTTAGCTCGTGCAGAACGACGCAACGCTGCCCTACAAAAGGCTAAGGAGAATGTTATGAAAACAAAAGAGGCTTATTGGAATGGTGGCGGTGGCGTTAACGAACCAACACCAGGTAAACAAAAATATCCCGTTGATAACCTTGAATACGAACTTCGTGAAAAAGAAGATAAGCAAATGGTTGGACAAAAACCATTCCCAGGAGTTGGCGATGTAGAAGGTCTACATCCATCACCTCTATCAGCTGATCAAAAAGACGAACTTGCTCGTAAAAAGCTTCTACAACGTGCATCGCTAAAGGCTCGTTTCGTTCGCACTGCTAAAACAGATGGAACAAATGATCTTGGTAATAGTGCATGGCAGGTGTTCGCAAAGAACGAAGACGGTGAAAAACTAGTTTTCACAGCATCAGTTAATGAAATAACTGGGGGTCGCAGTGATGTTCTTTTTGATATGGTTGCAACAAAAGAATTCGGCACAAAAATGCTAGAAAAAATCAGAACAGTTGGTTTTGAACAAGCAAATGCAATTTACAAAAAAGGTCAAGCAGTAGCAGCACCAGGTGGTGCTCCAGGTGCAGCAGATGCCGGTGGTGCAGGTGCAGCTCCAGCAATGCCAGATATGGGTGCTCCAGCTGCTCCAGCAGATGCGGCTCCAGCAGGTGATGATGCTAAACCAGAAGATCAAGGTGGTAAAGGTGATCCAAAAGATACAGCTATGAAATTAGCTGAAAAAGTTCGCGATTACGCTTCTGATTTACTTGAAGCAGTTCGTTCACTAACAGGTGAGCAATCACAAATGGGTGATATGGAACAAGGTTTAGAGGCTATGCCAAAAGCAGCAAGTCAAGTTCTTGCTCCAATGTACAAATCACGTCGTGAATTAAATTCTGGTCTTCTTTCAGGTGCAAAGAAATCTCTTGCAGAACTAAAAGATCATCACGATGAACTAAAACTAATCGCAAGCATTGTTGAAAATCTATCAGAAGCAAATAAAGATTACGCTAATACAGTTGTAGAAGATGCTTTTGCAGATGCAAAGAAAGCATGCAATGATGCAGAAGTACTTCTAAAATCATTCTCTTCATACGTAAAAGGTGTTGCTGGTCTTAATAAACGAGCTGAAGAAGCAAAACAAGCATCAATGTTCTCTTTTGCAGAAGACGAGGATATGAATGATGCTCGTAAAAAGGCAAAGAAAGACAAAGAAGAAAAAGCCTCTAAGGAAAAAGCTTCTAAAGAAAAAGCCGAAAAAGAAGACAAGGCTGAAAAAGAAGAAGAGGAAGAAGACGAAGATAAGTCTGATGCAGATGATACCAATGCATTCATGGGTGATACGTTTGAACAAGCTGATAAACTTGATAAAACACAACCAGGTGATGAGTCTTGGGAAATTCCAGGTCGTGGTGATAAAAATGACCACATGGATCATCCAGAGCATGATGACGGCGAACTTGGTTTAGAAGATCTAGATCTTCCAACAGATGGTGATGATGGTGAAGAGCATGAAGATGCAGATAAGCCAGTCTTCGATATGGACGCAGACGATCAAAATGATACAATGGTTGACCTTCCAGCTGGAGCGCCAGTTCCAAATGGAGCAAAAGCAGTGGAGACAAAGATGGCATTCGATTTAACAACAAAAGAAGGTCGTACAGCTTACCGAGCAAAATTAGCTGCTGATGCAACTGGTAAAGAAGATGATGGTGAGATTCAATCCGTCGAATCTATGAAGCATAGTGATATGCTAGATGAAGCCAACAAACTAACCGATGGTCAGACACAACTTGATGTCAAACCTTCAGATAGTCTTGGTCTAGTTGAAACAAAGCCAGAACAACAAAAAGCAGATCTAGAAGTAGCACGCGCAGAACCAAAAGTTCGCAAAGAAGCTGAACGTCTAAATCAACTAATCTCTGAAGGCAAAGTTAAAGTTGCAGAACTTGATTCACTAATTGCACAAGGTCTAGATTCAGAGGTTGTTAAATACTGGAAACAATACTGGGGTCAAGCTGGCAAAGAAGGTTCAGAGTTTGCTAAGCTTCTAACAACCGAAACAATGAAAGCAAAAGCACAAGAAGAAATTGCTGCTCACAAAGTCAAGCTAGGTCGTGCATATGAACTAGCAAACGAAATGGTTCGTCGTGGTCTATGTGAAGATGAACGAACCGCTATCGCAGGTCAAGTTGATCAAATCATGACATGGAACGATGAGGGTTTTGAAAGCATGAAACGAGTTATTGCAAAACATGCACCAAAATCATTGAAAAAACAAGCCATGCCAGTAGTTGGTCTCAAATCAGAAGAAATGTTCTCTGAACAAGCAACAGAGTCAGGTCTTCAAGATGAACTAGAAAACGCATTCTCAGGCAGAAAATACTAAACGGTAAAAAGGATAAACAAATGAAAAACGTAGATCTATCTAATAGTATTGCTGCCGATATGGATAAAGTATTAAATAGTGATGAGAATAAGCAGTTATTCTCATCCGCCTCAGTACTAGAAAAACTGGCATTCAAAAAAGTATCCGAAGACGATAAAACAACTGAAGTTGAAGTTGAGCTTGAAAATGCTCTAACAAAGAACGCTTCAGCAGAAGTTGACGAAGTTGTATCAGAAGATGATGTAGTTGCTATGCTATTACAAGCATCAGAAGATCTTGATACTCTTGGTTTTGACAAATTAGCTTCGTACAGCGCGCTTATAGCTGACAAACTAATGGTCGAAGCAAAAGCAAAGGCTAAAACAAAGTCTGATAAAAAATCAGACAAGAAATCAGATAAGAAATCTGATAAAGCCAAATCTGATAAAAAAATGGATATGAAAGATCGCATGAAGAAAATGCGTGAAATGCAAGGTAAAGGAAAGAAAGATTCCAAAAAAGAAGATAAAAAAGATTCAAAGAAATCCTCTAAATAATCGGAACACATGTTCAATAAAAAAGATATATCATCAGAGTTAGCTGAATCAATGGCAAGTCATCTCGTTGGTAATACCATCGAGAAACGTGCAGAAGATTTAAATAAGTTTGCGACTGCAATTGATCATATCAGTGATGCAGCAGAAACGTTTGATAAACTTGGAATGAACAAAGAAGCTGAAGCACTAACTACATTACTAGAAATAATAGCAGGTAAAAAATCAAAGAAAAAATCTAAACCAAGTAAATCCAAAAAGAAGCCATCAAAATCAAAGAAAACTGATTCGGCAACAAAAGGATTAACCGGTGAAAAAATGGTTGATAACCTAAAACACAAAGGTTGGGTTTTCAATGCTGATGATCAAAATAATGGAAATGACCATACAGATGGTTGTATGTGCAGTATGTGTATGGATGTAAATGATGTTCGTCATGGTGATGATTGCGTATGTTCAATATGTATGAAAGATGACGAGAATGATGTAAAGCATCATAATAAATCTGAGAATAAAAATCATTATTGGGACGGGCACTCTCGTGATGAGTGCGAAGAATGGTCTACATGCCCACAACATCGTAATCAGTCTAATACAAAAGAAGATGAGTGGTATCGACACTGGGCAGATAAAGATGATAAAAACGATCACTTCGATACAGAAGAAGATGCTGGATCTCATATAAATAGAGATGATAATTGTCATATAGATATAGAAGAAAGCGAACCATTCGATTTTAGTGATACTTCAATAGATAGAAATCATAGCGATGATGATGTGAATTATGCAGAAATGTTCAAGCAATTTAATAATGATTTTGAAGATGAAGTATAAAAATTAAGGGAGTAAAGATATGGAGAGCGAGGAAATTTTATGGTTTCCTCGCTTTTTGCTATTTAGAGTTTTATTTTTGGTGATATATAGTTATTGAAAGGAACAGAAATATGTTTAGATTAGTTCAAGAAAGCAATCAACTTCCTTATAGCTGGCAGGTTGATCCATCAGCAGAGTTTGAAGCTGGAATGATAGCTCAACTAACAGTTATTGGTAATCAGGTAATGGCAACAGTTAGTAATGGTAGCGCCCCCATTGGTATTATAGATGACCAGAAAACAAAAGCATTTACCAGTAATGCTTGGGATGAATCCATAGTTATTCCAACGACCGGTGTAGCCGGGCCTAATAATACAATCGTTACACCGGTTGATATAAAATGGGAACTCAATAATCCAAATGTTGTTCCAAATAGTTTTATATCTATTCCGGTTGAGGTTCAATTGATTCCAAGAAACGGCGTAATAGTATTCCCAGCCGGTACATTATTGAATTATGATTTATTAGGAACAGGTGAACCTAATGCAATTAAAACAAATGTTAGATATGCATATCAGATTCCGAATATAATTGGAGATGATAGCACATTCGCATCACAGCGTATAACGGTTTGGTTCGGTCGTTTGATTGGCGAAACAAATATGTTTGAGGTAAATCAGATATATGAAGTTAACGCTAATTTATTCGTTAGTGAGTTGGGGTTGTTAACAACCAGACAACCAGCTCCTAATTATCCAGCTATGGCTATAGTTACAGCTCCTCCTACCCCAATGTCATCAACTCTTCAGTTCTTATGGCTATAATAAATAATTGATATCTACCATTATTTTCTCATATTATTAGCCTACACCATCGGAGCAGATATATGGTATATACATTAAAAGATATAAAACATTTAGAAACTATTGCCAATCTTCAATCCAAAGAAGTAGAGCAATCAAAACCTATTTTTGTACAAGCTGAAGATACTTCGCTTACAGCTACAATATTAAAATTATGCAATAAACTTCGTGCTGAAGGTCATAATAAATACGCGGAGTCAGTAGAAAATAAGTTTGTTAATTACAAAACTGCTGGTGTTCACTTATATCAAGCACACAAAGAAACTGGTGAAGATTTAGTTGATCAAGCACATCCAGATGGTGATAATAAAATAGTTTCAGATGTATCAGATAATAATGGTGATGTTGAAACTATTGTATCTAAACATAAAAAAATTGTTGATATTGTTAATAAACAACCAACTGGAAAATTAGCATCATATGTTGAGCAATGTAAAATTGCACTTGGTCAATCCATCACTATGCCAAAAACAATAGATACAATGAATATTCGAGAGTTAATAAATTCTGCCAATGAAGATATACAAAAAATATATAATATGATTGTTAAATCAGGAGGAATAAGTTCTATAAGATTATCTGATATAAGAGATAGAATGTCTTTAATATCTAACTTAGTCAATACGCCTATTAAAGATATGTCAGCTGATGAAATCAATAAAGCCGTATCCGGAGTATCTGCCATATCACAATGGCTACATCCAAATTTACTTCATAATTATTTACCAGATTTAATAAATAAAGGAGTTAGCACTGATGAATTATGGGATAAAATATCTGGAATTTTAAATGGTGCAACTTCAAAATTAAAATCAGCTATATCTAAATTAGTTGATGAACAATATAAGGATGAGCCAAAAGATAATGTATCAGTAAAACAAAATCCACAAGCTGATAGCATAACAGAAAATTTTCAATCAATGATGGCGTTAATAACTCAGTTAGAAAGCCAAGTTAATAATGGTAAGTCTACTAATAAAGCTGCGCAATTAGCTTGGTTAGATCAGATGAATCAAGCTGTTGGTGATAAGATGGCTCAATATTCATCTATTCAAAATAAAGAACCTGTTGCAAAAGAATATACAGATTTATTGGGTCAAGTTAAACAAAGATTAGATGCTTTCAAATCAAAACTCGGTTAATTATGAAAAATAAAATTAATAAAATAGCACAAAATACTCCTCAAAATATTCCAGATTATTTTGAAGGAACTAAGCCGTCAGAAGTACCAGCAGATTTTGTTGGACCAACTCAACAAGGACAAGCAGCACCAGCAGCTACTCCTGCCCCCGCTACACAATCTACTTCACAATATCCTCGTTCACAGTCAATTCAAGAAATGCAAACTGCTCTTCAAAGTCTCTATGGTGCATTCAAGAATTACCCAATGTTTAATAAAAAGCCAGACTATCGTGAACAAGACAAAGGTCAACGCGGCGCGGAGTACGGAGAAAACTACGAACATGGTAGCGATTCATTTTTGACAACTATGATGAACCGACATGTAAATAAATCAGATATGGTTGGCACGGCAGATATGTCAGTGCAAGGTGCTCAAGCAGGTAAATCAGCAGATTTAATAAAACTATTAGAATCACTAAAGACATTCGGCAAAGGGCTTAATAAGCCAGATGGTGCTTGGGGACCGTATACAAATAATGCATTAAAAAATCTATATGCTATAACAAAAGCGATGTTAGAAATGTTAGCTAACCTGCATGTAAAACAAGACGTTTATACAAATAAAGATTTAGAAGAATTAAAATCTAGTATACCAGAAGATCCAAAACAAAATCAAAATCCAGATGAATCTGCTACAACTATAACAAAAAATATAGCTAAAGTAAAAATGCTACTTGGAAGTTTCGTAAATGGAACTACTGGTGAAAATAGCCAACTTGCTCCATATATAAATCAACAAAAAGCTTTTGAGACATCATTCAATAAGAAGCCAGTTAATTCAAGAGCATTAGTTGGATATAACGTTGCTCAATCACAAGTTCCAGTTCTAAATATACAGGTTCCAAAAGATCCAATGCATCCCGAACAAGGAACAGTTCCACTAGTATTAGGAAATCTTGCAACAGCACAAGATTTTAAAGAGTTTGTTGATAGCTCTGGTATTATGGTTGATCATAAAAAACCAACAGATAAAGAGTCTATGAATAAGATAATTGAAACAATAGAAAATAAAATAAAAGCGGTTAACACTAAAACCCCAGCAACAAATGAGCCCGGATACTAATATGACTTTTTTATATGATGAACAGATACTAAAAGAGTTCTCTAAATTATTAGAGCCAAAGATTGCGCAACAAGCACCGCAACAAGCTTTTACGCCTGCTCAAATGCAAGATGTTGCATTAAAATTGTTAAATAACATCAAAACAAGCTATTCACCAATAGAAGTTCCAGAAGGCGCTCAGTTATTCTCAAGAAACGCACAAAACCTTAATGAACTAACAATGTGGATGCTCAATAATAAGGTTAAGTATAATAACCACCCAATTGTATTACATGATAAGTTTCAATTAGATAAGTCGGTTCAATATACAGAATTTAATAATGCATACGTGTGGAAGGATGGATTAGTAGAGTTCCTAAAAGATTTACAAAATCAAGCAAAAGATAGTAATAATAATTTATTTATGCAACATGTTAATGGATTAATATCTGATGCAAATAAAGATTTACAAGCAGGATTAGCAACAGAAGAAGATGCTAAATCAACAGGCGAAACAAAACAAAATCAACCAACACAACAAGGTCAACCAACAGCTCAACAAGATCAATCTGAACAAGGTCAATCTCAACAAGGTCAGGGTTCAGCAGTACAAAAAGCCGTATATGAAACACAACAAGTACTGAAACAAAATACTGGTTCTGATAGTTTCGAATTACCATTCGATGTTGATACTAATGATGTAGATATTAAACGAATGAATAATTTTGCTCGTCAAATAGGTTTTACGTTTCAAACGGCAATTGATCAAAGTAAATGGGGAATTATGAACTCACAAGTAGAACAGGTACTAAGTTCTATCTCTAAATGGTATATAGTCGCAACGCCAGAAGCAAAACAAGGTGGGTTCCAGCTCAGTATAAATACAAATATAGATTCTTTCGTAAATACATATGCTGATAAAGATTATACTAAAGCATTAGCAATGTTGAATAATTTAATACCATTATTACAGGTAACTCATAATTTATTAAATACATTACTAGCAAGTAAAACATATGTACAACTTTCTAATGGTGCGGGAAATTTAACCAATCAAGCATCAAGGGCACAAGAAATGATTACTTGGGCTCAACACTGGATATCACGAATAGAAGATATTTTACGAAACAATGCCGTTAGGAAATAAATGCGCCCCCAACTGCAATATATAGCCGATACTATTTTGATAGAGTCTTTAACAAAAGAAGATGGTAAAATTGCCATTGCTCAAGATAGTTCTGCTTCATCACCAGTTAGCAGTTTGAAATCATATGTATCATCAATTTTTAATAAAGATAAACCTACTATATCTGGTGTCATGTCTCTTTTTACTGATGGTCTTATATTTAGTCTTGGTGGCACCAAATTAAAAATACTATATGCTCTTGCTAAAGCGTTTGGATTTAATTGGCAAGGATTTTGGCATACAGTTGGAACAGATGTTGTGGATTTTGTAAAAGATATATTGTCATCTGGTAAAAAAGCAGACCCTAATACAACCGCTACAAAAGCCAATGATATTGCAGCAAATGCAGTTAATGCTAATTTTACTGGAACCGTAGATCAATCTAAAATAAAAGAGATGTTAGGTCAAGGTTTGCTAAAATCTTTTAGTATTGAATACAACTCAAACTTAGTTAAAACTGCCAGTATAACAAGTAAAATAGCAGGAGTTTTAATTAGGATAGTTGGGTGGTTAATAATAACAGTTATAGGTATGATAGGTCTTTCAGAAATCGGTAAATTGGTTTCTGGTAAGGGTTCTGAAAAAGAAGAAACATCACAGAATACAGGTAAGCTAATTCAGATATCGCCAGATGCACCGTCAGATTTATTTTCTATGCATAGAAACAATATGTCATCAATATGGATTGAACACGGTAATATAGAAGATATTGAAAACATATTAAAAAATTGGATATTTTCTGCGTACCCTCAATTGAAAAAATATGAAAATTTATTAACAACTTCTCCTGCTTTTCAGTCAATGTTAGATAAGTTTGAAGAAAGAAATAAACTTGCAAACGGATTAGGGTTTATATCAGTGCCTAGACCATATCAAAGAAAAATAGATATAGTTTCTATGATAGTTGGATCTTTTCTACGAGCAGCCGGCGTTAAAGAAAACTCAAGTATAGGAACAGACAGCAGGGCTATAACTGCATAATTAGCAATATATTATAGGAATAAATATGCGACATAGTGATATTTTTGATAGTTATGCCAAAATTGCAGAAGAGCAGGGATTAGTCTCTCTTTCAGAGGATGAGGTAAAAACCCCATCGGATAAGCCAAAAGAATCTGCAAAAATGAAGCGATACAAAAAAAGTCCCGCTCCACGAATGGGTTCAGATACTATTGAAGTAATTGAAGCATTGTATGGTGTTAAACCAGATAATTCCATTGAATATGAAAATAATATAATGGAAGCCGCGCATAAAACTCCAGTTGTAATTGCTCCAGCATATGATAGACTAAATGCTCTTGTAGAAAATAACAATGAACAAAACAATATAATGTGTAATATTGTTATGAAACAAAATGATAGTATTCAATCAATGCATCGATATGCTGAAAAAGAATTGCTACTACAATTAGTTCGTGTTGCAAATGATATGGATAATTGTGGTAATGAAGATATACGCGTGCTTGCAGACGCGTGCATAGAAAAACTAGCATTAAAAAAAAATGCTGATTTTTGGGATGAAGTAAAAAATAAAGCCAAAGACTGGTTCGGTGTTGGCGAAGGCGCCGTAACAGGGGCAACAGTAGGCGGAATTGTTGGTGGAATTATTGGTGCGTTTTTTGGTAGTCCGTTAGTTGGCGCAAAGATTGGTGCCTGGGCTGGCGGAGGAATTGCTGGATTAGTAGCATCCGTAGAAAAAACAGCTCCTCATGTAGTTAGCATATCAGCTAACGCCAAAGATACAGTAGAACAATTAAATGATCTAATAAGCAAAATACCAACAGCAAAACAAGAACGAACATTTTTAGTTAGTTTTCAGGGCATATTGAAATATCTATCAGTAGCTGCTGATAAATATAGTGGAATGATCGCTGGTATTGGTAAAGACAATAATAAAGATACCGAAGAGTCTCATAAAATAACAGATGACTTAATCAAACTAACAGATGAAACAGAAGAATATATTGAAAAATTTAATCAGAACGTAAAACAAAGTTTATATAATGAATATGATCAACATAATAAAATTGTCGACCCAATTTATTCAATAATTGGAACAGATATTGAGGATGTTCAAAAATCAATTCAATCATTAGAAACAACTATAAAGCAGTTTGATGAAGTTGTTGGGCACGTCAGACAAGCGGCAGCTCCAGCAGTTGCGCAAGCTCAACAAAGTCCAGCTCCACAGGCTACTAATCCTGAATCGGAAGATGATGAACGCGCAAAACAATTAAAGAAAATGGTTCAAGAAATTGGCGCTCCAGCAGGTAAAGAAGAACAGATGGCAGAAAATATTAAACAGTGGATAAAATAATTTAGATTTATAGTAATAATATAGTATTGAAATAAGAACTTTTGTAAGATCAAGATGAAAGACACGCTATATCGTATAACGAATAGCAGATTAACAAGGAAAATAAAATGGCTCTTATATTACACAATCCTGGGGCAAACCCCTTAGGGCAATTTGACGGTTATTTTGGCGAAACACTAAACTTCAAGGGCGGCGAAGTCTGCACTTGGGCAGGCATGGCATTCCCAGCTGCTGGCGCAGTTGACGTTGATGCTGACGGTTATGTCATTACATCAATGGGTAAAGCAGTTCCAGGCGTTTCACGCGCTCTTCTAACTGCAACCAGCAAACCACTCTTCCTATCGGATGATGGTATTACTGGTTACGGCACACTATTCGGCGCAGTAGTTGGTGGTCTACTTGGTCAACAAGTAAATGGTCCATATTCTTACACTGGCGCAGTTCTCGGTCCACACACCGCAACTGCTTCAGGCAAAGTAACAGTATGGGACAAACCAGGTCTCTACGGAACAACTCTTGATGCAGTTGATACAGCTGCAACCGGTCTAGTTCCAACTAACTTCACCCTATCAGTTGGTGCAGCTCTAACATACACAGCAACTGGTCTTCTAACTCCAGTTGGCAGTGCAAATGCTCTAGCTGGTGCATCAGTTGTCGCACGTCTAGCATCATTCGAAAATAACGGTTCACTCGTAACTACACCAAGCTCACTAGTGTCAGCTCTAAACAGCCCATCTGGTAGCGTATCCAGCCTACAACAACTTCGTTTTACACAAGCTGTTTACTGGTACAACGGAGCTGGTGGTAACGCATAATAGTAACTAACTAGAAATAGTTGTTAGATAGTTTCAAAAAGCCTGGCGGAAATGCTGGGCTTTTTGTTTTTAATAATAAATTATAAATAATAAGTAATCAACAATGCACAATGTTGTATTCGGTTAGAAGATGAATGTAAGTAAACAATCTAACTAAGGATATAATACAATGACAAATTATAGAAATCCAAATGTTGGTGGTATTCCCGTAATACTACCACAATCATACTGGGATGAACAACAAAGACTCATAGATCATGCAAACGGATATGATTATACTACTAACCCTACTAACAACAATCCTGTTAATAATACTGTAAATGGGCGCACATTTAATCGTACATTTGATGGTCGCAGGAATAATTTTGGTTTTAGAGACGGCTATCATGATGGCTACGGTTTTAGAGACGGCTATCAAGACGGTTACGGTTTTAACAATGGCTATGGGGACGGCTATGGTAACAGAAACTGGGACGGCAGCAATAATTGGAATGGAAACGTAGACGCTAATGGCAATTGGAATGGAAACGTAGATGCTAATGGTAATTGGAATGGTAATGTAGACGGTAGTGGTAGACCACACGGTCAATTTGCTGGTCGTTCACCAACAGACGGTTCTACTGGAATGGAATGGTACTTGCCTCAAAATCAAGGAGTTATTCCACAACAACAACGATTACATATGAATACATGGAATCAATTTGGTCGTTATAATACTAGGTTTGTAAATAGTTCAAGCAATCCATCATATAATAACAATCCTTACAATAATGTTCCATATAACAACGGTCCAACAAATAATAACCCATACAACAATGGTAGATTTAATAATGGTCCGTACAACAACGGTCCAAATAATAATCAATTCGGTAATCCTAATAACAGGTTTGCACGTCGTCGTATGTTCTAATAAGTAGATTATATACTATAGAATGCTGAGTAGCTTAAGTGCTATTCGGCATTTTTAGTTTAAATAATTTATTTTTATAAACATAGTAATATTGAAACATAAGATCAAAGGAATATTTTATTCCAGCTGGGAAACTGGCAACAAACTCAACAATAATCGGAGAAAATACATGTCTAATTCAATGTTCGATTCAAAAGGCGAAATTAACGCCTCTAACGTAAAAGAAGCTTTTGCACTTATTGCAAAATTCGCACAGACAATGGAGTCAGGTGCACCAACAAATACTGGTCTAACATCACCATCAGTATCAGATAACAAACGTGATGAACTTATTTCTCGCGCGATTTTAACTAATGAAGGTAAACTAGCTCTTGCACAAGCAATGGCAAATCCAATTCGTAGGAATTTAGACTATCACGGAATTGCGCGACGCGCATTAGTCGTTGATCCTTTGCCACAAGGTGCACTACCAACATACGATCGAGATATCGATGTTGCAGCAGTCGTAATCTCATCCAACGGTACCGGTCCAGAATCACGCGTATTCGGTGACCGCGTAACAGTTCCAGAATTCGAAGTCTATTCGAATCCAACTGTTCGTATCGCAGAAGTTAAACGACGCCGCTTCAACGTAATCGACCGTGCTGTTCAAAAGGCACGTCAAGAAATCATGGCACAAGAAGACACGAACGTTTTCGCAGCCATCGATTCAGCAGCATCAGTTGAAAACACTGTAATGGATATCAGCGATGCTGGTCTTCTAAAGCGTGACCTTCGTGAAATCAAAGTTCAAATTGATCGTTGGGACTTAGTAACAACCAAGTTCTTCATGAACATCAATGAGTTCAATGATATCCTCGGTTGGGGTTCCGGCGGTGGACAAGGCGTTGGCGGTGGTGAAGTTGACCCCGTTACACAACGTGAAATTCTACAAACAGGTCTATACGCACACATTTGGGGTGCAGACATTCTCGTGTCGAAGATTGTTCCTGCTGGTACAGTCTACGGCTGCAGCGACCCTGAGTTCGTGGGCGTAATGCCAATCAGGCAGGATATCGAAGTTCTTCCAGCCGATGAACCAAAACAACTAAAGTTGGGCTGGGTTGTCAATGAAATAATAGGGATCGGCATTGTGAATCCACGTGCCGTTGCAAAAGGCAATAAATCAGTAATAATCGGAGCCTAGTAGTTTTCTTCGATAAATCAAGTAGTTAGCTTAACGGCATCGAAATAAAAACTCGATGCCGTTTCTTTTTGTCTCTGCATATCTGCCTATTATGTCATTTACTTGCTACCCGCACTTGACAAACTCGTACAGGTGCTTATATTGTAAGGAGAAATGGAGATCGTCATGGCAAAAAATCAGGGCAAACTGACAGGAAAAGAAGATCAAATAATCAAAGATTATATCTCAGGTGATGGATCAGAAATTCTTGCACAAAGATACGGAGTAAGTGGAAGCTCGATTCTCAAATTTTTGAAGAAGCATAATGTTCCAATTCGTCCACGTAAAATCACACCAAAAGATATGAAAGAGCGTTGTATTGAAAGATATAAATCAGGTCTCTCATTAGAAGCCTCGGGAGAGCCAGACGGATTAAGTGCAGCTGCCGTTCTCATGTACATGGAAGAGTATAATGTTCCAACACGAAGTGCCGAAGAAGCACATAGAAAATATCCTATCAATGAAGATTTTTTTGACAAAATAGATACCGAGGAGAAGGCTTATTTTCTTGGCTTCCTATATGCTGATGGATGTAATCAGATGGCTAATTATTGGGCAACTGTAATATCATTAGATGTTATTGATGTTGATATTTTATACCGTTTTTCGAAGATGATATACAAAGATGAAAATACCGCGAAAGAACAGATAAAATTTAGCAATAGGGAACACGAAGGTAAAAGAATAGAAGCTCGTCTATCAATCAATAGTAAATATATATGCCAGCAAATGCAAAAATTAGGCTGCGTATCACGAAAGACATTCATATTAGAATATCCTAAATGGATGCCAGAACATCTACATCGTCATTTTATTCGCGGATATTTTGATGGTGATGGAACTATCAACAATGAAACTAAAACCCTCTCTGGATGTAAGATTGTGTCAACTCTACAGTTTTTGGAAGGATTGAAAAAGGTTGTTGGAATAGATTCTAGTATTGGTAAACACGACCCAACTAATAATAAAAATACCTATCTTTTATATTATTCTGGTAATCGAAATCAATGGTTATTCCTACACTGGATCTATTCAGGATCTACAATATATCTTCAACGCAAGTACGATGCCTACATGCGTTTCGCAGAAAAGATGCGCGTAATAGACGAAAAAACATCTGCCGGAACACAAGGATATAAAAAATCTAATCTACTAAAAACATCATCACTAAAATAACAACTACCCCCAATAATCTCACATATATACATAATGAACAACAACATCTTCAAGCTAATTCTAAACAACGTAAAACAAGTACACTCTTCAATAGAAGATCGCGTTGATGCACAAGAGCTACGTGTTAGTGCGTTGAAAAATCTCGCTCAACCAATAGTAAAAAATGCTTTCGACACACGTAGGATAAATCAAGATACGGATTTTAATCCACGCAGAAATCTTCAACATTACCATAGAAGTGAGCCATTTATTACTAAGGATGCTGCCGAACAAATAAAAACATTTTTCAAACTAAAGACAGCTGTTGATTCTATAAAAGAAGATTTTCTTGGAGATTCAGATTGGTTAGATAGTTATGCAAGAATACTTAGTACAGCGTTAGACAGGACACTTCGCGTTGAGCAAAAAGATATGGATTTTTTTCAACCACAGATGGATTATTTAAATGAAATGCTATATCTAAGATACAGAATCAAAGATGATGATATTTCTAAAATGAGTGAAACAGAATTAAAAAGCATCATACTCAATAGAGATGAAAAATTATTTCATAAACAGATTTTTGCTAAATATAAAAATAATGAAATAAAAAAAGAAACAGCTGAACAACCAGTAAATAATATTAAAAAAGAAACAGCTCAACAATCTAATGATATAGTAACTGGGCAACAGCAAGAGTCAAAAATTATTAGTAATAATAATTCTAACTCTCTTCGTAGTAAAGATGGTGATAAAGAAATTAATATCACAATCAATGTATCATAGGATAATATAATGGGAATGGATAGTTTTGCGCCAGGGTCTAGAAATCCAAACTGCTTCGTAGTGCAGAATATCACTCATCCTAAAAAATTAATTCATATATTCCACTATCCAATACATCATGGTCGTACTCGAGATCTGCTTAAGATCCCTGGTGTAGCGGAAGATGATATTAGAGCATCGCTATTAAAAGGAGAAATAAAACATAAAATATTATGTCGTGATATAATTGTTTTATGTAGTGATATTGATCTATTGCAATTTAATGCAACGCAAAAGGCATTTCTTCAATCAGCTGGAATAGTAAATGGTCTTAGTGTAGATTTTCCAGAATTAACACAGGAAGTAGTGGACGCCATAAATGCTGGTGGCGGCGGGGGTGACGGATATATTACTTACTTATTTAGACAGCGCCAAACATTAGTTGGTGCGATAAATGGTACTAATAGAGTTTTTACAACTCCTAATTCTGATAAGTTTATTGATGGTATTTATAATAATAATGAGTTTCATATTTATGTTACACATAATGGGCATGGCATGAAATACGGGATTGATTATTTAATATCCGAATCTGGTGGTGCAGGAACAGGATATGATACTATAACATTCATAAGTTTTACGCCTATACATAATAGAAGTATTATTGAAGCTACCTATGTAATTAAATCTCCATAATTATTTTTATATCTATGGGTAATAATTTGATATTGAGTAAGAAAGATCATATCAATTTTATAATCAACAAGGAAAGCAATGGCTTCATATAGACTTAATGCACTTGACCAAGCTTTAGATATAGCTGGTTCGTTATTTCAAACATCAAATATGGTACTTGCCGATGAGTCCAATTTTCTTGGCGTTGGCATATTTGCACAATCTGGTTCGGCTGCCAGTATCACTACTGTGAGCGCCGGGGATGCAACTATTACTGGTCTAAGTGGTATGACAGCCACATCGGTTGGACATTTTCTAACAATATCCGGTGCAGCAAGCTCCGGAAACAACGGAACATTCCTAATTGATTCTTTTATATCAGGCACATCGGTCACAGTATCAAATCCAAATGCCGTAGCAGGAGATGCAAATAACGGAGCAATAACCTGGACAGAACGAAATCCATACAGTCTACAAGATGATCTTAACTACGAACGTACAGACCGCGCTGCAATCAAGGGTGTTGGTTACGATGCACCAATCCCAACATATCAACGACCAACAGCTGTTGGCACTAACGTTCCAGCAAATCTATCAAACATTGCAACAAAAACTACAGATGCCGTTGCATATAACGTAAATCGTGGAATATTTGGTGTTGCCGTTCAAGATGGTTATACACAAGTAACTCTCACATCTGCTGGCAATTTCAAACATGCAGATACTGTAAATCAAACTGGTGTTCCATGTTTTGATGCTGCACCATTTACTGGTGATTGGGCATCATGCTATGTACACATAGTTGACGGTTATAATACCGGTGATGAGATGGTTGTTCTTTCTGGAGCTCATGCTGGCGAAAGAATCTTCGGTGTTACATATGCTGGCGCGTCTACTTCACCAAATTCGGTTGAAGTTCACTTCTATTCATCTCCATTCCCAGATAGTTTCGTAACAACGAACACACCATACACTTGGGAATCTGGTCAATCATTAACAGTAAATATGTTATATGGTTATAGTGAACGACTTGATCTTCTAGATGTAAATGCATTTAGAACTGTACCTGCTCTTGGTATTTTAACAGATGCTTCAAATCTAAATGAGATTAATGACCTCGTAAGTGCAACTGGTATTCCAGATGGCTATAACAGTCTTGCTGGGTTAGTAAACAATACTTCTCAATACTTCCCATTTTACTTCTTGCCAAATGCAACTCCAACAGTTGTTCAGGCACTCAATACACTAAATAGTCAAATTGGTAATGAGACATATACCGGACCAATTCTAACAAGCGGTCAAACAATAACGGCATCATTACAGGCGCTATCAAATGCAATTTCTGCAAGTACAATAACTCGTACTATTGAGTTGCTTGGAGCCGATCTATCACCAGGAACGCCACACACGCTTCCAGGTGGATTAACATATGTATTAGATGGAACTAACAATGGTCGTGGCTTGTATTTATACACTCGTGGAGTGCTTCGTCATCCAGGACTTATAACTCAAAGTGCTGATTATACTGAAACATCAACCACATCGGTAACATTCTTCGCTACACAAAGATCTGGTGATATTATAGACTATTTCATAGTCTAAAAATAAATAAGTTCTGATATATAAAAGAGAATAGAGAAATCTATTCTCTTTTTATTTTAAGGAATATATGAAAGCAGATTTAACATATAGAGAAATTCCAGCACCGTTTAATCATTGGTGTTCGTCTGGGCATAAAGCTCCAAAAATGTTCCGTCGTAATGGACCAGACTTACCAGAAGAACCAACTAAATTTTATATTGTTAGTGGTAGTGATATAGATAATTTAGTAGTGTGTGAGCCTTGCTTGATAGTAGCGCAACATATTGCACAAGAAAAAAAGAAAGGAAATATAATATGAGTTATGGAGAAGAGATTCTAAAATTACGAAAACGCGTTGCAGATGCTGTATCGCATAGTGTTTTTAATACAGACAATAAAGATATAATTGAAGCATTATTAATTCAAGTTATGAATGATGCCGAACGAAATAGACAACAGTGTGTTTCTCAAGCTGAAAATCTAAGGAAACAAGCATCAACATTAGACGGTCAAGCAGGTGCATTCGCCTCAATGGGAAGCATTGTGTATAATGTTATTAATGGTTTTGTTATGAAAGCAGAACACTCTCAAAAGGAGAAGGAAGAATTGGATCAAGATAAGAATCCTGAGATTCTTGGGGTTGTCGCTGAGGAGACAGCAACTAAAACAAAATCAAAAAAGAAGAAGTAGTTTCAGTTCCAATGTCAATAAAATCATATTTTAGTAGATCAAATGGCTACTATCATATATTTATTGATGCAGGATAATAATGCCTATTAGGAAAAGTGATATATTTCGTTCAGATATAATATCACCTCAGGAGCTTTTTTCTGATGGTTATTCTGTATATCTAAGTTCCGTTGCAAGCGCTGGCACAACCTCAGGGACTAAAACTGTTGTAATAAATACGATCTCGGATGGTGAAGGGCTTTTACTACCATCATTTGATCATCCCGCACAAGCTGGAGATATTGCTTATATTTTTGGCTCATCAGGAGCAGATGGTTATTATACTATTGCTAGTATAGTAAGTGATACTGTTTTTACAGTTGTTGAATCAATAAATAATTCAACTGGTGGGTATGTAGATTTTATGTTTCCAGTAGGAGCTGGATTAGTAGGTTTTAATCCAACCGGTTTAACAATTACTGATGCTACCAATGTTCAAGGGGCGATTAAAGATATTGATCAAAATGCTGTACAGCCAACAAGTCACGAAACACTACGGCAGTTAATCCATTTTATTAGTGAAGGTCCAGGCGATTTATTCGCAGTTAATGCGTATAAAGAAGTAACCCCATTTGCTAATCCGTTTCCAACTAATATAGTTTGGTATAATGATAATACAAAAACTAAAAAGATTATTGAAAAAATAATTACTTGGAGTATCCCATTTCCAATAAATATAACTTGGAATATGTATGGAACAGATGGTGTGACAATTATAGAAAGTTTAACAGATACTATAGTCTATAGCGGTCCATTCGAAACTTCTCGTACAAGACATATTAATTTATAAAATATGTAATATTATTGTATATAATTGTAAGACCAACAAATAACAATGATCTACCGAAAGGTCTAACATGTCTTCAGAATCACCAGCGTCAATAATTTATTCATCGTTGGGCGTTGAGATTAGCGCCCCTAACGGATCCTCAGTAGGGTCTACTCAACCAGGTTTACTAATTGATGGGTATAATTACTCAACTGGATTAGCACAACTTGTTGCAGTTAACAATGTTGGCGACTTGTTAGTCGCTGGCTCAGGTACTGCCGGTTCAGCAGCATCTGGTGTTGTAAGCATTCAAGGTATCGCAGGTATGACTTCGGTGCTAGTAAATACATCAAGCGGTAATTTCAATAACGGTGCGATTTCCAATACTGGCGCTTCTCCTCCAGCACAAGCAACATATATGGGAGCAAGCGTAACAACTGCCGCTCCAACTTATACAACTGGTCAGATGGATCCTCTTTCACTAACAACATCTGGTCTTCTCCGTGTAGACGGTGTTTACCCAGTAAACGCAACTACTCCAACAAGCGATGCGGTATTCGTTGCTGGTGCAGTAACAACTGCGGCTCCTGCTTATACAACCGGTCAGATGAGTGCTCTATCACTTACAACAGCTGGTCTGTTACGCGTTGATGGAACAGGCGGTACATTCAATAGTAGTGCTACTTCTGCAACCGCAGCTACTACTCCTTCTACTGCAAGTCTAATGGGTGGTGCAGTAACAACCGCTGCTCCAACTTATACAACTGGTCAAATGGATCCTCTTTCATTGACTACAGCTGGTGCATTACGTGTTGATGGATCAGGTGTTACACAACCAGTAACTGGAACGGGTACAGCGGGTACCCCAGCAACTGGTGTAGTTACTATTCAAGGTATTACAGGAGGTACTGCTATACCGGTATCAGGAACGTTGACAATTGATAAATCAACTGTTGGTACAATGACATCGGTTGCGGCATCTGTTACAAGCGTAAGCGTTTTAGCATCAAATGCAAATAGAATTAGCGCTGCATTTTATAATGACAGCTCTTCTGTATGTTTCCTTGCTCTTTCTGCAACCGCTGCATCTAACACAGCATTTACAATTAGATTGCTTCCAAACTCATTTACTGACCTTAATATTGCTTATACTGGTCAATGTAATGCGATTTGGACAACTGCTGCAGGTTCATTAAGAGTTACCGAGTGGACATAGTCATAGAACTAATATCCTAATAATATAAATTTGAAAATCCTACAACTAAAAACTGTAGGATTTTTATTTAATACTAATGTAGTTAAAACATAAATAGGCATCAATCGACATTTATTTAGTAGATCAATCAAGCAACTAAAATAGGAAATATGTCATCAGAATCTCCCGCCGCAGAACTGTATTCAAGTGATGGATTTGAGCTAAGCGCCCAAAATGCAACGTCTATACCAGTTGGTACACGTGGATTATTATCCATGGGTTCTGATGGAACTAATTCTCATTTCATAAAAGTAGATGCTTCCGGAAACGTTATAGTTGTTGGTGCGGGTGTGGCAGGTACTCCTGCTGGTGGCGTTATAACTATACAAGGCGTTACAAGCGGAACAGCGGTAACGGTTGCTGGTACTGTAACTGGAAATCAAGGAACGGCAAACACAACAGCAAATGCTTGGCCAATTAAAGTTACAGATGGTACTAATACTTCAGCAGTAAAAGCTGCTTCAACTGCTGCCGTTGCAACCGATCCATCATTGGTTGTTGCATTTTCTCCAAACTCTCCATTACCAACCGGCACTAATTCAATCGGTACAGTAAATCAAGGAACTGCTAACGTATTAGCTAATGCTTGGTCTCAAAAAATTACTGATGGTACTAACGGACCGGTAGCTGTTAAAGCTCCAAGTACTGCTGCAGTTGCAGCTGATCCTGCATTAGTTGTTACATTATCTCCAAACAGTATTGCTCAATCAAATGCAACTGGTTCTGGAACTGTTGCAGCTTTAAATGGCAATGTTGTTGCTACAGCGGCTGGGTATGGTTCAATAATTTTTGATATAACTGGAACTTGGGCAGGAACATTAACAACTCAAGCTACTAATGGAGATGGTACATGGATCAATGTTGCCGCCCTTTCTAATCAGTCAGGTTTAATTACACAATCCGTTACTATTAACGGAACTGTAGAAATGAATGCTGCCGGTTGGACTCAAGCAAGATTAATTGCAACTGCCTGGACTTCTGGTACCGCAACTGTTACTTGGAGTGCTGGACAAGGCAGTCACGTGATGATTGCCTATCAAGGTAATGGTATTAATCTTCAAACTAATACTGCGCTAGTTGATTCTAATCAAAATTTTCTAGGCGTAACGTTAGCAAGTACCGCAGCTACCGCTTCTCAGGAAGCGTTAGTTGTTGGATTATCTCCTAACTCTCCATTACCAACCGGTACTAATTCAATTGGTACGGTAAATCAAGGAACCGCTAACACGTTAGCAAATGCTTGGTCACAAAAAATTACTGATGGTACTAACGGACCGGTAGCAGTTAAAGCTCCAAGTACTGCTGCAGTTGCAACTGATCCTGCGTTAGTTGTAGCGATAAGCCCAAATAACTCTTTAGCATTCACAACTAATGATTCAACTAGTACAGGCACATTAGGTGCGTTAAACGCTACCGTACAATTAGCAGTAGCAGGTGAAAAAACTGCTGGTATGCAACTAGTTGCTGGCACACTGATTGGTACTATAGTACCTGAAATATCTATGGATGGTGGTACTACTTGGGTACAAACATTTTTTGATGATCCATCAACTAGTAATATTATGACTAGCGTAGTATTTGCATCTTCTAATACTGCTACTACTAAATCAATTATTGGTGCTGGTGGTTCATCGCATGTGCGTGTTAGAGTATCTGCTTATACATCTGGTACTGCTACTTGTAATTTAAGAGGAGTTCAATTAGAAGATCCTTCAATTATATTTGGTGGTGCTGCAGGTTCAGCTTTACCACCAGTAGTTGCACAAGATGGTGGTTCCGTAACAACTTCGGCTCCAACATATTCAACTGGTACGCTCAATCCTCTTTCGCTAAATACGACTGGTGATTTGCGTGTCACTGGTAAAGTTACAGATGGGACAAATACTGCAGCGGTAAAAGCAGCTTCTACTCCGGCAGTTGCAGCTGATCCGGCATTAGTGGTTACACTGTCCCCTAACTCTAATCAGTCAACAAATAATTCATATCCAAATCCAATAGAATATACAACTAGTACGAATAGTGAAACAATCGATTTATATGGTAATTTGCAAACACGCGGACCAGTATTTACCGATGAAGGATCTTTTAGAGATGACTTTTCTGGTAGTGCACTTACTACAACATTAACCGGAACATTAACATTTACTAATGGCTCAACCAATGTTACTGGTAGCGGGACCTCCTTTCTTACTGCTATCAAGCAGTTACAGTATATTAAGCAGTCATCTGACTCTGAAACATTATACATCCAAGTTTTTAGTGTTCAGTCCAATACTCAATTGACATTATTGTCACCGTACGCTGGAACGACAACCAGCGGTGCTACTGCTGTAATAAGCAATTGGCAAACGACTACTGGATCTGGTGGATCTATTTCTGTTTCCGGATCTGTTGTCACTATAGCTTCTGGTACTACTGTTGCTGCTGCCACTCAAATTAAGAGCTTAGGTGATTACGGTCCATATAGCGGATTATTTTATTGCCAAATCTCCCAGCGTATCGCCAATCAGACAGCTTATATAGGGTTCCAAGACCCGTCTGGCACTCGTTTGGCCATGATGCAATTTACTGGAACTAATAACACTCAAGCTTTGTTTGTTACTAGTTACAGCGGAGCTGAAATACAAGCAACCACGGTCACGCTTCCCAATGGTGGCACTACTGCAACTTACCATCAATATAAAATTGATATCTCTGCTACGCAAGTTACTTGTTCTATCGATGGTATTATTGTTGGAGTTAATGCTCTCCATATCCCTGGACCTTATGATTTATTATTTTCTGTTATTGGAATAAATAACAGCTCTCCTGCTCCTGCTAGTAGTACAACTATTCAAACAGATTATTTTTTCTACGAGGATGTCGATCGTGTTCAAGTACTAAGCAGTTTCCCTGGCGAGCCATTACCTGCTAGACTTACAGATGGTACCAATGTTGTTGCTGTCAAAGCCGGGTCCACTCTTCCTGTTGCTACAGATCCTGCGTTGGTAGTGACCTTATCACCTAATAACGGTATCTTTGTGGTAGACAAAGCTTCGATGACGCCAGGCGTACAAGCCGGACAACCCACTATTGGTCAGTCATCAATGGTTGGTAGAATACCAAGATTAAATAGATTGGGACATACCGTTCCTGGTGATCAAACGCTGATGGCATACGATCCTATTGAAGGAACTACTGTCAATAGCTGGTTATGGGCTAGTAGTACAGCTACAATGACTATTGCGCAAACCACTGGATTATTGATACTAAATAATAACTCTACTACAACAACAACCACTGATGCTATAATAACTTCTAACATTCAATTTTCAATTTTGAATGAGACACCCATAGAATGCTCATTTCGAGCCCTTGCTACACAAACTACTAATTCAACTATCGAGTTAGGCTTCGGTGCTCCGACAGGAACCACTGCCATTATCAATAATGGGGCTTTCTTTCGTATTCAAAATAGCGGACAAATCAAATGTGTTACCAGTTTTAATGGAACTGAAACGGTATCAGCTGTTTTAGCTACGCTCACTACAACTAGTTATTATTTATTCATAGTTACAATGGAAGATGATGGTTCAAGATTTATTGTCGAAGATGCCAATGGAATACCTCTTGTTGACACATATAGAGCATTACCGGTAGCCACAGCAAGTAATACAGCAACTTCACATATACCAGCATTTGCTAGAGTATATAATTCCGGTGCCGCTGGTGCAGCCGCGCAATTAAAAATATCTTCATTCCAAGCTTGGAGATTTGATATTTCTTGTACCAAACCATGGGCTCATCAATTAGCTGGTGCTGGTAAATCATCCGGTATTGATCCTACCACATTTACACAAACTGGACAGATTTTTACCACAGCACCTTCTGCTGCCGTTCTTACGACATCCGGTGTAAATTATACTACATTAGGTGGAGATTTTGATATTGGTCAAGCGGGTGGAAATGAAAATACATACGGCATTTTTGGATATCAAGTACCATCACCATATTCTTTATATGTTACTGATATTTATATGCCACAACCATTCGTTACGACACAATTAGGCGGTACTTTAAATATTCAAGAGTGGAGTTTTATGATAGCCAACTCTAATAATCCAACCACGGCTACTGGATATAGATATTCATTGGGAATATTCACTGCGCCAGTGAATGCAGCTGTAGGTACTATTTACACAGGCACTCCGATTACACAAACATTTACTACGCCATTATTAGTTCAACCGGGCCAGTATTTTCTAATAATTTGTAAACATCTTTACGGAACTACTACTGGAGTCACCAGGGGAACAATACTCGTTAATGGGTATTTTGAATAATAAACAATATAGGAGAATATTATGTCAGATCTAAAAAATAAAGTAGTTACAGCAATTCAAGGAAACGCAGTATCACCAAATAGACCAACCGACGGTCAATGGTTAATTTATGATGCTAGCACAAAAGAATATGCGCCTGGTGGTTCAACTTTAAATGGTCCTATTTACATAAATAGTGGATCATTAAACGCTTCTAGTATTGTGTCATCGTCCATAACAAATAATGGGGCTATCACCATATCTTCTTCCGTTGCAGGCGGAGAAACTATAATATCTGCCGGAGCAACTGGCCAATATTCAATAACCGTTGACAGTTCATCTGGTAATTTGCTTGTGAATGGATTTCCTGTTACAACGACTGCGCCGTCAGCAGGTGCTGCCGATCCATTACCAGCTACTCCAGCCGGCTACTTACAAATCAAAATAAATGGTACAGTACAGTTCATCCCATACTACTAAATAATTCAGGACGGCAATGTCATATAATCAGCAAATACAGTTCAATAGTCCAGCCGTAGTTTCTCTAAAATGGTTAGACTTCAAACAAATAATCATCAACAAAAGTCTTGCCGTTCAATATGTTGTTGGAGTGGATGGATATTGTGTATTTTCTTTTGATCAAAATATAGCCTACAAGACACAGCTCGTTTTTTCAACTATGTCTACTGGTTATCAATTTGATCCAGATTACTCGCAAACACAAAACGATCTTGATACTACCGATTTTTTGACCAATTATATGTCAACAGCCAACTCATCAATCATTCCTCGCTCTTCCGATGGTAGATTGAATACTCTACCAACACTATTCCCATCAACCGTGCAGATGACAATAATTGGTGCCGGTGATGATCCGACTCTTGGTAATGGAAAAGGTACTCCGTTTTACTATACAAGTGATGATGGATATACAACAACTACAACTATTACTTGGCAACATAATGACTATCTTTATTTGGCTGGCGGACAGATTTCTTATAGTGGAGCTATTATAGGGGATATGATAGATTATTTCATTAACGCTCCAGCTACAACTGTTACAACAGTTAGTGGAACCGGCAATGTCAATTTAACAGGACCGGGCAATGTTCTAATTATTCCTGGAGCAAATACAAATTCTTCAGTCAATCTTGCTACCGCTGTACCAGTACCAAATCTAACAGGAACTGGATTTTGGGACTGGGCTAATGCATCTAATGGAATAGGTTATGGAACAATAACAGCAAATCCTGGTAGACAGGGTTGGTATGACTTATATACAATTCCTATACCACTATCACATCCCGTTACATCATTGCAGATGTTTGGTAATCGTTCACTTGATTTAGTTATACCGGCATTGATACCACGAAAAGTTTTACCACAGTGGCAACATGAAGTTATTGTAACTAACTCCGGACACACTGGATTAGATATCGGGTGGATTTTAACTATTGCCCGCGCACATAATACTTAACCACAATACGCATAAGTTTATATATAGTGTAGTGGACGCGCATAATAAAATGATATTATACTAGGAGTACATATGCGAGCATTAGTACATAGCGGGGGCGGAAGTGCTGGTTCTTGGGGTGCAGGAGTTCTGAAATATCTTATGGAAGATCTTGGAAAAACTTATGATATTTTTGCAGGCGTTAGCGTTGGTGCGCTAAATACTTCTTGGTTAGCGCAGTACGCGCCAACTGATCAAAAGCTAGGGTATCAGGCTCTTTATAATTTATGGTACAATATTCAAGATTCAACAGTAAAGAAAAATTGGTGTCCATTCAGAGAAGCATCTGCAATTTGGAAAGATAGTGTGTACAATAGTCAGCCTCTAATAGATTTAGTTCATAGTCAGGTTAATCTTGAAAAAATACGCTCTTCTGGTAATAAGATTGCTGTTAGTGCTGTACAGGCTGCAACCGGAAAATATGTTACATTTACGCAAAATGATGATTGTTTTTTAGATGGCGTTCTAGCAAGTAGTGCATTTCCTGCTGCGTTATGTCCAATAACTATTGATGGGTATAAATATGTGGATGGCGGAGCACGACATTCATTACCACTAAATGAAGCCATTCAGTTGGGAGCAACAGATTTAGATGTTATTATATGTGGACCCAAAATGCCAACAAATCCATTTGATGATGCTAACGCACTCACATTAGGTATACGATCTTTTGATTACGCAACAAGTCAAATGGTAGAATCAGATCTAAAAATAGCGTATCTATATAATAAATTAGTATCTGCCGGGCTTGCGCCAGGTAAAAGGATGCTTAATATAAAAGTTATACGCCCGCGAGTAGATCTTGCTGGTAGCACATTAACATTTGATAACCCTACAATGCGGGCTCATTTGGTGCAAGGGTACGAAGATGCAAAAAATCAGTATATGTAATTCCATACAGTGATATATAGTTGTTAGGTGAAGTATGGCAAAAACACGAGTAAATATATTATATCTATTAACAAATATAGTAAATGGTAAAATTTATATTGGGCAGACATGGCAGTCTCTAAAAAGACGATTCCATGGTGGTGCGGGATATAAACGTTGTGTACATCTGAATCATGCTATAGAAAAATACGGTAAAGATAATTTTTATTATACAAATTTAGATTTTGCTTTTACACAAGCACAAGCTAATATATTGGAAGATTTTTATATTGACAAATATGATAGTACTAATCCAGATATAGGATATAATATAAAAAAGGGCGGTACCCACGGTAGTCATTCTGATGAAACAAAGAAAAAACTATCAGACGCAAATAAAGGTAAAAAGCAATCAGAAGAGACAAAAGCATTAAGATCTAAAATAATGATGGGTAATAAACATGGAGTTGGTAATAAAAATCATTCGGGACATAAACACTCAGATGAATCAAAAAAGAAAATGTCAGATTCATTGATGGGTCGGGAGGCATGGAATAAAGGAATACCGATGTCAGAAGAATCAAAAGTTATTTTGTCTAATTCGTTAAAAGGCAGAGAAGTTTGGAACAAAGGCAAGCCTGGTCCTAAGGGAGAGGATCATCCTGGATGCAAATTAAATAATGAAATGGTATTAGAAATTAGAAAAGATTTTGCAAATGTATCTGCTAATTTTGTTAGAGGTGATGGACAAAAACAAAATTTTTGTAAAGAAATTGCTAAAAAACTTGGAATGCATTATATGATAATAGCAAGAGTTATTGATAGAAAAACTTGGACGCACATATAATACTCCGAATAAATAAGCATTAATGTATGCGTGCATTGATACTCGGTGGCGGCGGAAGCAAGGGAAGCTGGGCCGTCGGCGTATTGCGTCATTTACTAGGTGATCTAGAAAAAAAATATGACCTCGTGGTCGGCGTGAGCTCAGGTGCTATCAATGCTTCATTCTTAAGTCAATATCCTCTCGGACAAGAAAAACTCGCTATCAATACTCTTTCTGATATGTGGCTATCACTAAACAATAGTATAATATATAAAAAATGGAAGCCGTTTGGAAAACTGCATATTGCATGGAAGTTGGGGTTTTTTGATAGTACTCCTATGAAGTTGCTATTGCAAAATAGTATATCAGTACAAAAAATACGCGATGCTAATAGACATGTTATTGTTGGGGCAGTCTCCTTCACAACCGGTAAATACAGTAATTTTGATCAATCATCAGATGATTTTATTAGTGCTGTTGGTGCCAGCGCGTCTTTTCCAATTCTTTTTGAGCCGGTAAAAATTGGAGATCAATTATGGGGAGATGGTGGTATAAAATCAATATCACCAATTCATACGGCTATTGATTTTGGTGCAACTGAAATAGATGCCATTGTAACATCACCAGAAACTCGTGATAAAAAGTTTATGCTTAAGCCAAATATAATAGATATATTAAAAAGATCATTTGATTTATATACAGAAAAGATCATGTCTAATGATATTGAAAAAGCATTAATATATAATCAATTAGCTAAATCAGGATTAACTAATAAGAAAGAAATAAAACTAAATATCATTCGTCCAAAGTTTAATCTAATTGAAGATTTATTAGATTTCTCGCCATCTAAAATCAAAACTATGATGGATATTGGATATCGCGATGCCTTGTCTGCTAATTTTATATTATAAAGTTAGGGAGTTATTATGGCTAATGGTATTGGTATGGGCGCAATAACTTATGGATTTGACCATAATTTTTTCCAAAAGATTTCTGTTGTAGCAACAAGTTTCAATAACAATGCTGATTTGTTCATCCCATTTGTGACGCAAGGCATTATGATGTTGAATTTAGGTACCGGCGTAGTTGAGATTTCTCTAAATGGTCAGACTGTACATATGGAGTTGAATAGCGCTAATGCATCGGCAGGGTTAACATTTGACAATCGAGTCGTTAGTAAAATGTGGTTTCGAGTTCAATCCGGTAGTTCTGGACCAATTGTCGTGTCGGTAAACGCTTGGGATCGTCAGTAAAGAATAAATGAGCGGATTCCTTGGAGGTCAAACTGGTGGCGGAAGCGGTGGTGGTTCGCTTGGTGGAGACGCTAGTGGAACTACTAGTAATGTCACCGTTACTAAAATACAAGGTAACTCTATATCAAGTACAGCACCAAGTGATGGTCAAGTACTCACATGGGATGCTTCATCGAGTCAATGGAAGCCTAAGCCGGCAACAGGCGGAACTAGTCTTAGCGTAGATGGGTATGGTAATTATACATGTTTGTCATCTGTTGCTGTTGGTAATGTTGTGTATCTTTCTGGATCTAATACCGTTGGGCTGGCGAATGCAACTGATTCAACTAAATTGGCAATCGGTATAGTGTTGTCGAAGGGCTCATCGACGCAGTGCGTTGTTCAACTGGAAGGAGAAAATAGTTCATTCTCTGGATTGACTGTTGGAGCAGTATATTACTTGGGTTTAACCGATGGGACAATGACAACGATAGCGCCAACAATAGGAGGAAATATAGTTCAAAAACTAGGGTTCGCAAAAAACTCAACAACGCTAGTTATTGAAATTGATGAGAGTTTTGTTCAGCTGTAATTTTTTCTAAAATAAATAGGAATAGTTCAATATATAAATAGGGAAGACTAACAACAATTCTTTCAATAGGAGATTAGTATGAGCAGGTTCAAATATTTGGGCGAAATCCCACCACATGGACGTTGTGTTCACACACAAGGACCATGCACACAAATAAATGTTCCACTAAAAAATGGTGGGCATCAAGTAATAATGGCATCAGATCAGGTTCATGGTTTTACCATTGGTGCCGATATTGGTGTAGATATAATGGATTCTCGTGCAATTCGTGTTCTTCAATCAGATGTAAGGTTTGCTCAAATTTCGTAAGACTTTCAATAAACAATAACAACTTTCAACAATCAACTAAATAGGAAAAACAATGTCAGGTTCTCAATTTCGCGCTCTAACAATTCAATCAGGCGTTACAACTCAGATTCAACCAACAAATCAGCTTTTAGTTGGTAATGGTATCGATGCAGATGTAACTGGCTCTCTAACAATTGGTACAACTACTGCTACAAGCGTAGTTCTTGGTGGTACCGCTACAACGGATGTATCAGTAAATGGTGCTGCTACATTTGAAACCGGTTCAGGTGCAGTATCACTAATGGGTAATACCACAGTTACAACCGGCAAAACATTTACAGTTACAAACGGTCTAACAACATTAGGTGCAGGC